GACTGGAGTTCAGACGTGTGCTCTTCCGATCTCATTGTTCGTCTTTACGATGAAACGCCATTACATCGTGATAATTTTATCAAATTGGTGAAAGAGGGTTACTATAACGGAACCCTATTTCACCGAGTTATCAAAGATTTTATGATTCAAGGGGGAGATCCTGATTCCAAAGGAGCCCCAGCCGGCAAACATTTAGGAGTTGGCGGTCCTTCTTATACCCTAGACGCAGAAATAAAACCGGGTCTATTCCACAAACGAGGAGCCTTGGCTGCAGCCCGTCAAGGCGATGAAGTCAATCCTGAACGCAAAAGTAGCGGTTCACAATTCTACATAGTGTGGGGAAAAGTCTATAACCAAAGTCAGTTAGGCCAATTAGCCAAACAATTAGAGATTCAGGAAGCCCAAAAGATATTTGACAACCTGGCATTTCAACAACGTGCTGCCATCATGCAACTGCGCCGCGAACGTAATCAAGCCGGCTTGCAAGAATTACAGGAAAAAATGGCTGCAGAAGCCATGACACAAGCAAAAGCCAATGGCCCAGTGTTGACCGATGAACAAAAAAAGGTATATTCTACTATCGGCGGCACACCTCATCTGGATAACCAATACACCGTATTCGGCGAAGTGGAAGAAGGTTTGGATGTTGTGGAACAAATCCAGCAAACAGCAACAGGCCGTAACGACCGCCCCCAAGAGGATGTGATAATGACCATGACTATGGTAGAGTAAGAAGATAAAAAAAAGCTACAAATCAATGATTTGTAGCTTTTTAATTTAGTTCTCCGCGGAGAGAGAGGCTGTGCGAACATACGAACAACGAACTACCACACGTTACCAAGTTTCCGAAATATCAGCGTTTTACTCCTATTATTGGTAACATAAGTAACCATAAGCTACCGATTAGTTAAGGCGTATTTGGGTTCCTTTATGGGTTTGGCTTATTTTTTCTTCTTTCGTGGTACCGGGAATTTGTTAAATTTATCCATTTCGGCAACCTTCAATTTATCTACGATTTTAATATAGGGCTTCATAGCTTTGTAGTCGCTGTGTCCCGTCCACTTCATAATAACCTCGGCCGGAACCCCAAGCCGAAGACCGTTTACGATAAAAGTACGTCGGCCGCAATGTGTGGTAAGAAGGGCATATTTCGGTAATACTTCTTCGTGCCGAACATTTCCCTTGAAATATACTACCCTTGTAGGTTCGTCGATACCCGCCATTTCTCCCATTACTTTAAGGTGTTCGTTCATTTTTACGTTACTTATGACCGGTAGGGCTTTATCATTCGGCAAACCTATATTTTCATACTTTTTCAGTATAGCCCTGCTATACTTATTCAATTCGATAATAAGGCCGTCTACGGTCTTTTGAGTAACAACGCTTATATAATCCTTCTTTACGTCGCTTCGACGCAATTTTGCCACGTCGGAATAGCGAAGGCCGGTAAAGCAGCAGAAGCAAAACACATCGCGTACGGCTTCCAACGAAGACCTGGACGGCGGAAATTTGAAGGAATACAGGTTAAGCAATTCCTCCCATTCCAAATAAATAATTTCTTTCGCGTTTCCGTCGGCCCCCTTGAACTTCGGCTTAAATGTTTCGTGTGCGTTGCTTGGATTATACCCTTTATTGTGCGCCCAGCGCAAGAACCACCGAAGAAAGGACATATTTTTAGATATGGTAGTATTACGAAGGTCAGCTTTATGAAGGCTTGCTATAAACTTTTGTAGGGTATCTTCGTTTATTTCGTTAAATGTAAGGTTCTTATTAAACGCTTCTAAATGTTTGCGTAGGCTATTAAATTTTGTATAGGTCGCTTTCGTCCAATCATTAAGACGACCCATATTTTCCATAAATTCGGCGTATGCCATATAGAACGATTTGCCGCCTTCTTCCGCTTCGGTAGCCGGGGTTCTCTTCCCTGTTGCTTTATCGAATGCCGTTTTAAGTTCGGCCGGGGTCGGCACCCGCTTTTCCAGCAATTCGAAACGTGTAAATATGGCTTCTATTTGTTCTTCGCAAGCCGTAATAGCCCTATTTATTTCTCCGGAAGGTTGTCGGAACTTATTTTTTGTGTTTGGAATAACGCGGCCTTCTTTTTCGTTCCATTTTTCCGGTTCAATACTATATCCTACGCGGAAGTCTACCCGATACCCGGAATAGCAAACGCGCATACGAATAGGGAGACACTCTGCCAATACACCCCCTACCTTTTTGGGGAATAGATTAAATTTAATATTCCGCTTCATTTTGAAAACATATTACCCCGCCCGGTTAATAACCAATCGGAAGAAACGGAATACTTGGCTACCAAATAATAAAGGGCTTCTATTTGTATAGACTTATAGCGGGAAACTTTACCGGGCCTTGGGGTTACGCCGTAAGTGAATCGGGTTTCCCGATAACGGGAAGCACTTAACCCGGCTTCCTTACAAAATGATTCCAAGGCGGACAAACGGCCCAACGAAACAAGGGCTTCTATCGCTTGGAAGAAACGGCGGTTTACGCCGTCTTCGATAGGGGTTATTATCTTAGGCTTCTTTACGCCCATTTTCAAAGCTCCTTAACATCATTTCGAATGCCGACTTTGGCACTATGGCAGTTTCCGCGCCGGAAATAAACGCCGCTTCCAAGGCATTAAACACGACTTCCGGCATATCCCCATAATATTTTGGTTGGTCGTAGTATTCAGCTACTTTTATTTCGATTGTTTCCGGTTCCATTATACTAAGTTATTTTTACCAAATTTTCGATTTGTGGCACTTTATACCGATTAGCAGTACAAAGTATTAGCGTATATATTTTCGTTGAAATTAAGGGCATTTCTGTTTGTTTTTGCAGATGCAAATACAAAATCAATACGCCCAAATAGCAAAATACGCTGCATTGCTTTATTTTTCGCTTAGCTTTTCTATTACCGATATTAGCCTGGCTATTTGACTATCCTTTTCTTTTATCATTTCTTGATAGCCTTTTTGTAGTTCAATCATTCCGGCAATATCATTTGTTGTAACACTATTTCCGTTCCCGGCAACGGCTGTATTATTGTTCCCGGTAATCCTATTTATATTATTGGCTTGCAGCATTTCACCATCTCCTGTAAGAAGCCAAATAGGGTTAAGGTCTGGGAACCTTTCAGTAATTGCCTTCATTTTGTCGGGTTGTATAGACGTCCGTATAGAATTGACATACGAAACAGAAACGCCGATTTGCCTACAAAATTCGCGTTCGCTAATATTTAGAGTTTTTATATACTCCCTAAGTCTTTCTTTTACACCCATATAGAACAATTTTATAAGGTTGCAGAAAAATATTTTTCATTTTCGCATAGAAAATCCTTGCGTATTACACTGCATTGCTATATATTTGCATCGTGTAACTTATACGATTGCAAAGGTACAATAATAATACGCTCCGAGCAAATAAACGGAATAGCAAAAAATACCTAAGCAATATAAGCGACAATGAATTATGAAGTACGATACGACATTTATTAACAGAAACTTCCTTTTGAAAGTTTACGGAGTAGACGGCAACAATAAAAGGATAAACCGCCTTGTAGGAGTTTCCGGGCTTGTGTCGCTAATTGGCGTAGAACTTACTGAAAAATTCATAACTCGCGCACTTAACAGCAAGAAAGACAGCGTTAAGTGCCGTTTACGCAGAGGATTGCAAGTAACACTATATTTCAAATAAATATGAAGAAGGCAGTAATAGTTAAAGGCAAAGAAAAGCGCATAGAATTTTCGTACACAATAGGCGAAACTATTTCGATAAGTAACAACGAGGTTAAGAAACCTTGGGGGCGCGTTAATGAACATGTAACTGTTTCTAAACTAACATTTACGATTGACGGAAAAACTTACGAAGGAACGCGAACCTTTAAGGTTGCCGGCGGTCCATATTCGGAAACCTTCGAGTTCTACGGGAATAGCTTTGCTTCCCATAAAAAAGCAATTGAATACATACTTAATAATATCGAGAAATGAGCGAAACGACAATTTACAAAGAAGGGTTTAACGCCGGATTTATGCAGCTTCGACAAATTGACGTAGAAGCGGCCACAAAGGAATTATGGCAGGCGTTGGGAATTAACAACCGTAACACATTCGCGGCTTATAAGTTTGGACGAATAGAGCCGAAGGCAAGCCAAGCCGTAGCCGTCGAATTGGTGTTTAGAAAGTACGGCGTTACGACAAATATTTGGGGGAAATAGAAATGAGAGCCGAAGCAGGACTAACACAGAGGGAAACCCAAATAGCCGAGTTATTGGCTTGGGGAGCCGCAAAGAAGGAAGTAGCCGATAGGCTTTCTATTTCGCCCCGAACGGTTGAGAATACCGCAAGAAACATTTATAGCAAGATAGGAATACAGAAGGCTACGGAGCTTTGCGTATGGTGGTTCTGCATACATTGCGGTGTTTCTTTTGACCTATCCCCTATAAAACGGACAATTATAGCCTGTTTCTTCCTTGCGATTATAATACCGCATGAAATGTACGGCCAAGGCGATACCTATCGGATATTCAGAAGCCGAAAGGTAGCCGAGCGTATAGCAACACGCAGAACCGGAAGAAGACCGGAATACGAATTAGATTTTTGGGAACTATAAAAGGCAAAAGCTATGAAGCAACTAATAAAAGAATTATCTCTTTCGGGATTAACGATAAAACAGAAGGCGATAGTATGGTATTTCACTATATCGTTTTGTCTTCTTGCAAGCACGGCGGAAGCTCCGTTATGGTTCCTGTTTTTAGAAGTTGCCAACTTCGCTAATGCCGCCCGGCTTATAAAACGGGTTCCGTTGCCGGAAGACCAACAAGACAATTAGGTGGTATGGTGGACTTAAAAACAAGAGTAATAGACCTTACGGCCGGCGAACTCCTGGAACTAATAGCAGAAGGACAAAGCACCCGAATAGAAGTAGACGTTACCAAAGACGCAAATAAAAAATACGTCTACGGACGGGCTGGTATAGCCGAACTATTCAAATGTTCCATGACTACTGCCAGCAGGATAAAACAAAGCGGCCTAATAGACGGTGCATATAGGCAGGTAGGCAGGTTGATAATAGTAGACGCGGAAAAAGCCTTAGCGTTGGCCGCAAAGAGAGCAAAAAAGAGTAACAACCGAAAATAAACAACTTATTATGAGTAAGAAAGTAACATTAAAAGAATTAGCCCTTAAAAATTTTAAGGGTATTAGGGACTTAACCGTAAAGTTCGGCGAAGTAACCACAATTTCCGGGGCAAACGCGACAGGTAAAAGTACCGTTTTCGACGCTTTTACTTGGGTACTTTTCGGGAAAGATAGTAGCGGACGTACGGATAGCGGGAAAGGAGCATTTACCGTTAAAACGGTAGGCCCGGACGGGAACCCTATACTTAAATTGGAGCATTCTGTAACGGCAGTTTTAGATGTAAACGGAGAAGAAGTGGCCCTTACCCGAACCCTTACAGAAGATTGGGTAAAACCGCGCGGCAAGGCCGAAGTAGAACTTAAAGGAAATACTACGCATTACTTCTGCAATGGCGTAGAAATTAAAGCGGGAGCGTTCCAAGAGAAAGTAACGGCCATAACCGAAGAACAACTTTTTAAGTTAATTACGAACCCTGCTTACTTCCCTTCGTTGGATTGGAAAACCCAGCGCGAAATATTGCTGCGTATTGCCGGGGGCGTAACATACGAAGAAGTGGCCGCCGGCCGCGCCGATTTCGCGGCTATCCTTTCCCAACTTTCCGGTAAAGATTTGGCAGAGTTCAAACAAGAAATAGCCTACCGCAAAAGCAGGATTAAGGAAGGTTTGGAAAAATGCCCTATCGAGATTAACGCAATAGACAGCGTTACGCCCGAAGCACCGGATTACGGAGCCTTGGAAGCCGAAAAGGTAAGCTTATCTGCCGAATTGGAAGAATTGGAAGCGGCTATTACGGACGTTGCAGAAACGGCCCGCAAGCACTACGAAGGTGTGCAGGGAAAACGCAAAGCGATTAACGACCTTCGAAACCAGCAGCAAGATATAATTTTTCGGGCAAGG